CGGATCTGCTGCTGACATCACTCCGGTTGTCGCAGCGCCCCAGGCATATCCGCCGCTGCCATCGGCGACCGGGATCGCTCCGGCTGCCGCGCTGCTGCCAGGGCTTACAGCCTTGCCAATCTTCGCCATAAGCAGCAGGACGAAACCAAATACGGCCTCTAATTCCATTACTGATCCCTCCACTGTTGGTTCGCTTCGTCATACATTGAAACGCCGCCCGTATCCATATAGTAAAGGATCGCTCCGTTTCTCGGATTTGCTGGCTTAGGATCCGTGGACAGACCAAACCACGGCCCGTTCGCCTGGCCTTTCATAGTGGCAGGCCCTTCAATCGGTTGTGCTTTTCCTGCAGGTGTAATCATGGTGTTCCCTCCTTATGCACTAAAAGATATAACAACATTCCCGTCGTTGTTTGCGTCGGTTGCGGTTATCGCGCTGTCTCCTTTGAGGCCGGCTATGGTGTGCCAGTTCCCCTCTTCGTCCTTTACTTTCAGGACGCCAATGACTTCGTCCATTTATCTGCCTCCTTAATCTTTCTGGTAAATAACCTGGATCTGTCCTTTAAACGTCGTCGTCAAAGAACTGCCGCTGAGATTCCCGAATTTGCCGGCGAAAGTGTTCCCTGACAAATACCATCCGGCTGGAATAGTCCAGTAAGAATCGTTGCTTGGCGGGACAATACCGCCGATACCGATCGGCGTGTATCCGGCATAAGAGACATCCATGGAATAAGTCTTCAGCTCGTTCACAGCGAACGTCTGGTTTGACGGGAAATTGAGAGTTCTCTTTATCGTCCCTCCGCTGCCGCCGCCGCTGCCGGACGTATCAATTGAAACGCTTTTCGCCGTGCTGCCGTCATAGGTTATTACGGATCCATTTACGTTGATTGTCAGTGCCTGTGGATTAGGCCTGGTCGTGATCCCGTCGATTGCCTGCTTGACGACTTTGTTCTGGACAGGATTTGTGCTGCTGTTGCTCAGAGCGGAGTCCACTGTCAGCGCCGCTGGAATTGTGGGTGTATTTTTAATATCGCTGTATTCTCCGGAAAACGCTACTGCCTCAAGGTTGCTCGGCACAAGATAGTCAGTCCCGGCAACAGCCTGGACAATTGCTCCTGACAGGCCTTTCAGCAGCCCGGTGACTGCTGTTTTGTCAATCGTCGAGTCAGCATAGTCAAAAATATCCATCTGCTTGTTCCCGGTATCATAGACCGCCTTTACCATATCGCCGGCGCCGCTGCCGTCCGCGCCATTGTAAACGGTAATAACCAGCGACGTGCCGTCAGAAAAGCCCAAGGTATAAGTGTCTGTGGTTCCAGGCGCATGAGTCCCGCTGCTCTCAGAGCTGATTATCAGTTTACCGGCCCCGCCATCTGGATTGATCCAAACATTTATATCCGGATCCGTCGGCTCTTCCGTGCCGATATAGACGCCAGAATCGCCAACCGGGCCACGTGGGCCCCTAACACTTCTCGGTTCCGGATTTTCTCTTCCTTTGTCGTTTGTCCAGGAAATGATCCCCTGCTCGTCAACATCAGGGAAGAACGTGGCTCCGTCTGCATAGAAACCGGCTTCTGCGTCTCTTCGCAGATCCACGCACATTTCCTTAGCTTCTGCCACTTGATTAGCAAGCAGCTCCTCGAAGTCCGGCGTCAGAGGTGGAAAAGGATGCCCGTCGAACGGCGCTTCAACATACAGATATTTGATATCCGTCGTGACGCGCTCGGTAACGGCCTCGTCGCTGACATAGTTGCCGTGTACATAGACTTCCCATGATCCCTCGGTCAGATCCAGGTGCTGATCTGCTTCGATCTTGTCGTCAAGCATTGGCATAATATAATTGAATTGGCCCATCGTGAAGTGTACCCACTTCCGGAGGCCATCCCAGGCGCTGCCTTTAAATTCTGCCTCGACAGTCAGAAAGTTGTGCGTGCCGGAAACGACTTTCTGTGTGACGATAGACAGCTCCTGGTTATTTACGATTAGTTTTATCAAGGTTTACCTCCTGTCAGATGAGCTTTATCGAATGAATTTTAAGAGTTGCTGGCGCATATCCTGACACAACATCAACCCGCACAACAAGAGTGGCGTTTGTCAACGCATCTGCTCCGTCTGTGCTTCTTTTTGTTACGTTAGTTATAGACGTCGTTGTCGCATCCAGATTAATGCCAAAATATGGACTTCCCATTTTGATATAGCTGCTTGCCCGAATACCGCCCGTAACATCGTATTTGACTTCAAAGTTTTTGTATCCGCGCATGTCAAATGTCGGGGAAAGCGTAAATTGATTTTTTGTATTTCCGGTTGTACATGTAAACAGCAAACCGCTTGATGAATCAGATACATTACCTCTTGTTTCAATCGTTACTGTCCACGACGGATTTGTTACGCCATTCCAGGTTCCGTTATTGTACAGATATACAGACGTCGAAAGCGAAGCCGTATAATAACCTATTCCGGCGTTTATGGACAAGTTTGCTGACGTAACCTGCGTTCCATTTGAATATCCTTTTAGTGTGCAGGTTCTGGCCGTCGTTGTGTCTGAATAAGGAATTACAACATAAGCTTTTCCGTCGACAAAGGTAGCGGTATAGTTGTGCCCGTTTATCGTGGCGATTACTGAATCAATATTTGAAGAGCAGGTTATCTCAATCAGAGACCCGTTTACGCCGCTCCCGCCGCTGCCCTCATACGTTCCAATCACCCCGAAGATATTAACGTCCTTTTTAATATTGGAAGCAATCAGATCCGCGTCCCCTGCCACTGTTACCTTTGACAATCCGACGTATCCGGATGCCGGTGTAATTACCTGCTGCGACGCAGATGGCGTTACGCTTTTCGCCTGCAGTGTGGCTGCTGCCACTACCACCTGACTGAGCCCGTCGTACCCGCTGTCCGGCACGATCGTCTGAGCGGCTGTGGACGGCGTTGCGTTCTTGCTCTGCAAACGGAAGGACGGATTATAAGTTCCGGTTACTCCAAAGATTGAGGCGCCACTCCTGATATTCCCTGGAATCAGATTCGCATCGCCATTTATGTTCACACGTTGCAGGCCATACCAGCTGCTTGACGTTTTCTCGATCTGCTGCGCCGCGGCTGTCGGAGTAACGGTTCGCGTCTGTAGTGGAGCCCCGGCTACGACTACCTGGGAAAGCCCGTCGTATCCACTGTCCGGGGTTACGGTCTGCTGCGAGCTTTTCGGTGACACGCTTTTTGACTGCATGGTCGGTTGCTCGGCTGGTACGTTTACCGATACAGAAACTGCAGATAATCCGTCCTTTCCGGCGTCCGGCGTTATCGTGCGGGTTCCGTTGGTAGTATAAGTAACGCTTTTACTCTGCATCACCGGCTGCACATTTACAGTGATAGATGCGCTCGCGTAGTTTTTTACGTCCTCTGTAGTGGTTCCGTTCGCCGTGATAGAAATCTGCTTTGTGCCTGTCGGTTCGGTGGATGGCACTTCGACATTGATTGTAACCGCGGAAAGCCCATCTTTATCATCGTCCGCTTCTACAACCTGCGTCCCGTTTTCTGTTATTGAAATTGACTTTGCCTGGAGATCTGCTTTTGTCTCAACCGTCGCGTTTACAGTAATGTTAATCGGGGATCCGGTTCCGCTGATATTGTTCTCTATGAATTCCTGCAGCGTCATAGTGTTTCCGCCAATAGAGACATAAACGTTGCCGTTTTCTACATAGATTGATCCGCCAGCATTCAGCAGTTCCTGCTGCATTGCTTCAATGTTCCGGATGATATATTCCCGTAGATTGTACGCATCCTGCTGCTGGTTTCCGGTCAGGATTGGAGGATACTCAGGAATCTTATTCATCAGTAATCACTTCCAATCTCAAGGATCCTGGCGATGCTGAAGATCTTCATGTCTCCTCTGCCCTCTACCCGGATCTTCAGGTGGTCACAGCGCCGCGGTCTGATCGGCAGCGTTACGGTGCGCAGCCGATCTGAAATGATCTCACCCTGCTTCTCCCATCGGCCGGAGCTGTCGTAGTCGATAAAGACGCGGATTCGCGCTCCTTTTTCCATCTGCAGCCGGAAGTTAAACCGGCTCACATACTTCTTGTCCGGATACTGGTAGTACATGATCCCGCTCTCGCCGTACCAGTCCACATGATCTTCCAGGAGGCCCGTTGTTCCTTTCAAAGCCAGGATCTCCTTATTAGCTGTCAATGCGTACAGCTCTTCGCTCACCGTTGCAAACTGTATTACCTGCAGATCGTCTTCTCGCATCCAGAGCCCGCGTTTACTGTCATAGCAGAACAGGTTCCATTCTCCAGAAGCGTTCTTCATTGAAATGTAGTAGTCGTCTCCGATCACGCCGGCTACTGCATCGGTATAATGCACATCGCCCAGAGCTGCAGATATCGGCACCGGAGCGATGCCGCCCTGGTAGATCACGACGTTTGCATTGCTCTTGTAGTAGAGCATGCCGTTTACTACGCCCAGGCTCTTAGCAGATCCAGGCTGCACGCCGTCGCAGACGATCTCAGAGATCTCATGGGCGCCTATCGCAGAGACGGCTACGCGGTGGATCCGGTCTTCCTTAAAGAACGTCGGATAGCCCAGGTAGTTGATCGCTCCTGTCCAGGGCCCGTCAGATCCGACGGATGCTGCATAAGGATCTGTGCTGATTCCCTCAAAGATCTTCCAGTTTGTAAAGTCTCCCAGGGCGCTTGCGTAGATCTCGTTGATATTCTCTCCGTTCACGACGCCATACTTGCAGCCCCAGAGCCGGTTCTTGCATTCAACCACAAAATCCATCTCCGGCACGCGCATTGTGCCCAGGGTGGTATTGGTGTTATCCTCAGCCAGGTTCTTCTTCGGTACGGATACAAGAAAAGCCCCGGCTGTCGTGCTGATCTCCAGCCCGGTGTAGCTAAATGCAATGGTAATATTATTTTTGCCGGCAGCTGGTGCAGATGAAAAGATTACTTTCCTGCTTCCCTGGATGTAGCTCCAGACTGGCACGGAAATATCTCCGGATCCGTACACTGCTTTAATAAAATCTGCCTTTTCCGGAAGTTCAAATTCTTCTGTGGTTCCATCTGCATCATAGCTGACAGTGTAGATCCTGCTGATCGGGTTATACTTTCCGGTCTTCGTCCCCGTCCCGGTGGTAGGATCCGCGTGCTCCATGTTGACGATATAATCCTGCGGATCGTTCTCGTCCATAGTGTACTTCCCCAGAATTGTGCACGCGTTCTTCCGAAACCAGGAATATTGGAATTCTTCCGGATCCGCATTCGGGTAATAAATATGTTCAAAGTCAGTCAGGCCCGCCGGAAGCAGGATGGGATCTCCTACGTTGAATTTGTCCATTTCCTGCTTCATGGCGCTCAAGCCGGCGCCTTCTTCCGGCGTGAAGTAGACGTATGCGTAATACAGCTCTTCTGTATCTTCCGGAGTCTCAAAGTAATGCCATCCATCAAGGAAGCCGCCGGGTGCTACGCTTCCCTGCTTATAAATCAGGAAGCTGTATCCCTGTGCATCCTTTTCCAATGTCTCGGCATTGAATGTGCTCTCCATGGATCCGTAGTCCAGGCTGTCAGCTGTGTTGTAGTATTTCCCGTCCGGGAAGACGCAGATATAAGCGCCAAAAGGCACAAGCTGCTTCTCACCAGGCGTCAGGCCTTTCAGCGTCGTCGGTTGGTCGTTCAGGTAAAGGATCCCTTCGTCCACGTACGCCAGGTAAACCTTGTCCATGATTCCGCCGGGTGAAAACAGGTTCTTCACCAGGCCGCGCTTCTTCCGGTTTGCCATCAGCGGATAGTAGATCGTCGTCAGATTCTGCGTGTCATAGAATTCCCCGTCTGCGATCTTATCGTTGTGGTTATAGCCGGCAAACGTGTCCGTCAGCTCCCGGTACGTCTTATTCTCTTGTAAGTATGGGAGATTCGGCATAATCTTTTACCTCAAAAATGGAATCGGTTCCCGCCTCTCGGTCTGATCGGCATGTGCGTCCGGTTGTAGTAGTCTGTCCATTCCTTATAGGCTGCGTCAAACTGGGCTTTCTGCTGGTTGTATTTGACGGCCTCAGCGTTCTCGGAAGCGATTTTCGCCTGCAGCCAGTGCTGGTAGATCTCGGATCCGTAGGGATCCTTTACCAGCAATTCGTCGTTCGGGCTGTGGTACGGCGGCTTGCGTTCCGGTTTTTCTTCGTCATCCGGCTCGTCCGGCTCTTCTCCTGGCTGCGGCGTCGGAATCGGATACAGCGGCCGCGGAGGAGGCGGAGGAACTTCCGCCCACTTCCGGTAGTCCCGGTCAAATGGATCCGGCCAGTGCAGATGCGGAAACGCGGCAGGATCAGGCTCATGCGTCAGGATCACCTGGTCAATGATTTTCCCGTCCAGCGTGCTCAGCCATTCCAGCTTCTGTGTCGTGTCGTACTGGTTTGGCTCCAGGCTGTCAACTTTGGAAATAATATCGCCGCATGTCATTGTTTTTCACTCCTTTGAAAAAGGCGGCCGTTCAGGCCGCCGATGCCGGTTTTGTTCTCTTAAGCAAATATGGACTGTTCCTGAAGCTCAGCCTGTGTCTCATAGAATTTCATCCGGGCCTCTTCGGCGCGGTTGTATTCATAAGCCACAAAGTCAGGCACTTCGTATTCCTTGCCGTCCTGCGGGATAGAATAGTTGATGCCGTTCACGCTGATAATCAGATCCTGTTCTTTCACCCTGGCAAGAGGGGCCCGGATCTTCACCATATTGTCGGTTTTTGTAATTGCTTTTGCCATATTACTGTCCTTTCAATTTCAAAGAGCCGGGGCAGGCGAAATTGTGAAATGCCCACCCCGGCAGACGGAAAGATCTATTAGTTGGCCGTGTCGACAGCCTGGAAAGAGCTTGCGCTGACAAGACGCAGCACGCGCTCGGTGTAGAGAACCGTAGCGCCGTTGGTGTCCAGCTTGTAGCCGATGGTGCTGAACTGATCCAGCGGGCCGCCGATTTCATGCTGGTCGTGAACGATCATCTGCAGTGCACCGCCCTCTGCGTCAATGGATACGAACGGATCCTTGCCGAAGAAGTAGGTGTAGTAGCAGGCACCGCCGTCGCCGTTCTGTTCTGCGGAAGTGGAGCCCTTGATAACAGGGGCCTCAACGTCCTCAATGAAGCGGACGCCGTGCAGCTCGCCGATCTCGCCGTTGAAGATCTCGGTGGCAGCCATGTACTTGTGAGCGTCGATCCAGTGCGGATCCTCGCGCAGATCAAATACAACAGACGGGTGGATAACTGCGACAAATTTGCCGTCAGCAAACGGTTTTACCTTATCCTTAACCATCTTGGTCTTGGCTTTGTTCACCATGGTCGGAGTGAGCTTGCTATAGCCATAAGTGGCATTCCATCTCACGGTTGCCAGGGTGGTCGGTGTGGAGACAACTGCGCCGGTGGCGTCGATGTTGTCGCAGTACATAACGTTGGTGTTGATAGCAAGAGCATCACGGCAGAGGATCTCCTCGGTCTGTGCTGCGCTTTCGCCCATTTCCTCGTATGCACCGCGGGTGGCGTCGTCGTAGGTGTGGCGTTTGAGTTTATCAGACAGCGTCACATAGGTACCATACTGGTCAATGGACGCGGTCTTTGCCGTGGCGCCCCACTTCTGGCCGGTCGGGATAACACCTTCCTGCAGTTTGCCGGCACGTGCGAAAGTATTCCATTTACGGAATTCCATCGTAGCGCCATGGCCTGCGGGCAGGTTAACACGTTTGGCCAGCTGTACATAACGCTGCTGGATCCGGTAATTCTCCAGCATCTCGGTCTCGTAGTAGTCCTTGAGCTCTACTGCAAAAGCGTCAGTAGCGCTGTATGTTTCTACGGTACCGGTGTAGGAGTTTACCTGATAGGCAGCGTGGCTGTTAGAGTCGGTTGCGTAACCGACGTTAGTCCTCGTTCCTGCGTCAGCGAAGAACTGAAGACCAAAAAATTTACGAATATTATCCATTTTGATCTCCTTTAACTGGTAAGGGTAAGGGGCAGGATCTTCATAGTTGTCCTGTCCGTTGGTGGTTAAGCAAAATACTTACCGGCCCTTGCCTGGCGTTCAAATTCCCTGCGCTGTTCCGGTGTCATTTTGCTGTACGGGGTTGTTTGAACTGTACCCGGAGCCCTCTGCACCGTACCGTTTTCTGCCGGCAGCCGTCTCCCCGCCTGGATGCTGTTGGCCATAGCCTGGCTTGTGCCCCTGGCTGCCATGTTGGCCGCCTGCTGTGCACGCATCGCAGCGATCTCTTTGCCGTGGATGGCGTAATAGGCGCTTTCGACAGTGTCTCTGCCGCCCGGCAGCGTTCTCTCATAAAACTCCTGGTTTTCCAGCTCTCTGTCCAGATTAAAATCAGGAAACACTTTCTTAAGCTCCTGTGCCTGCGCCTGCAGGTTACGGTAATGGTTCTGAAGCTCCGCTTCTCTTTGCCTGTCGTCCAGTTCCTTTTTCTGCTGCCGGTTCTCCCGCTGCAGCTGATCCAGGCGCATCTCCGTGTCCACATCGGTTCCGTGCGCAATGGCCGCTCTCTCGTAGCGGCGCTTGTCGCCCTCAACCTTTGTGCGCAGCGCGTCAAGATCCAGATCTGCAAGGCTATCCGCCTCAACTCCGTAGTCCCGTCCGACAAGCTCCAGGATCTGCATTGCCTTATCCAGCCGCGTGTTTGTGTTCTTCACACGGTCACGCATCATACTCTGCATTTCCCGGTTCCACTCCGGATCCTCTTTCAAGGCGTCTTTCAATGACTTCCTTGCGGGTGCTGCCTCTGTAGCCGGCGGAGTATCATTCGCAGCGGCGTCCTGCTCCTGGGAAACCGGCTCGCTCACCGGCTGCTGTGCTGCCGGCGGGCCCTGTCGTCTCTCCTTTGTCGCCCGATATTTCCTGATCTCTGCGGCCGGAACACCCATGGATTCCAGCGTGTCTCTCTGCCCGGCGTCGGCAGCAGCGCTCTGAGCGCCTACGCCCGCTGGAGCTGATCCTGATCCGTCTCCCGATGATGCGCCTTCACCGGCAAAGAACTGCAGGTCAATCTCCTGAAATAGTTTTTGCATAGGATGCCTCCATATTAATCTGCTGCTATGGGCAGCGACTCCTCTTTAGCGTATTATAAAAAAGCGATTTTCTAAATAAGAGCCCCCCCTTACATAAAAAAGCAGGGAATTTTTCATCCCTGCTTCCTGCGGTTATTTTCTTTGCTTCCGGCGATCTTTAATTACCCGGTTTACATACAGCGCTTCACCGCGACGCTGCGCCTTGGTTCCTGTTCCGGAATAGGATCTCGGCCCGGATCCCGTAAAGCGATCCCACTCACCGCCGGCATACTCAGATTCATCCTGGGCGATCTGCTGCATCCATTGCCAATTCTCCGGCCGGTTCATGTATTCCTCAAAGGTTTCTCCTGGGTAATCCGGATTCTCCTGCCACCCGTAGTAAAGCTCTTCGACAGCGTAGGTAGGAGCCTCTTCAAAGCCCAGGTCGATCCACCACTTGTCCTGCCGGCGCTGCTCAATCTCTTGCTTGAATTCTTCCGGTGTGATCCCGGTTGAATCCAGCTGGTCAAGCGTGACATTCATGCCGTTTTCCCAGACGTCGTTCGCGGATATTCCCAGTTCATCCAGGACGCTGCCCCATTTACCCATCAGATCCGGATACCATGGCTGCAGGTCATACGTTCCGCCGGTTCTCGGAATTGCCAGGCCCCTACTGATATATTCCTGCTCGTATTCCTGGCGGCTCACTGTCGTATCGCCTACGTTGTACCGATCCGGATTGTCGTTCAGGTCGTTCCAGTAGTCCAGGTTCGATGAATACTCTTCGCCTTTGGTGATGTGGCTGGCAGCCCACTTCGCGTAGGTCTTGCTTCGCCCGCCGTTCCAGATTGTGTACCAGATTGCATCTGCCTGGTTGCCGGAAAGCTCGCCCTTCTGAATTGCATTTGTAAGGGTAACTCCTAGCTCGTCCTGTTTGATACTGCCGTTGCCGTCCGTATCGCTGGCATTGATGTACTTTGTATAGGTGTCAAGGTCAATGCCCAGGGGCTTTACCGTGGATTCCCAGAGTTGGTAGGCTGTTTCTTTCTTATCGCTGTGCAGTTTGACGTTTTTGCTAAACTGATCGTAAGAAGCAATCTTGTCTGGGAGTGCCATTGGTTTGAACAAACCGTCTGGTGCTGCCACTGATGCTGCCACTTCTTTTTTGCTTTTCTTTAACCACTGCTCATAAGTAGTTTTCCAGGTATTTGTCAACTCACCGACATTATGCCCTTCCCAGATGCCAACTGCTTTCTCATGGGTAATGTCCCCTCGGCTTTCAGCGGCTGACAGGTATTCTCCAAGCTCGCCTTGCTGTAGTTCGCTATCGCCACTGGTATTGATTTCATCAAAATGCTCGTTCATAAGCTTCGCATAGTCGAGGCGTTTGCTTGCGTCTGCTGTGCTCATCCCGGCATAATTTACCAGAGCAGTCATAGCCCTGTCATAGCTCATATTGCTATTCGCGTAAAGCTCTTCCACGCCGTTTCTTACACTGAATGCACGCTTGGCCGGCGAATAATTTTTGCCGTTCAACAATTCAAGAACTTTCTGGGCAGCCTTATCGTTTCCGTCTCCGATATATTTCAGCAGCAAAGAGATTTCCGGCATCTGTGCTCCATGCTTCTGAAGCTCATCTTCAGCCTTGTCTGCATCTTCATATATGCCTTCGGAAACTAAAAGGTTAACTGCTTCTTCATAATCAAGCGCTCCGTCGTCCAGGGCCTGGAAGATATTTTTCTTTGCCCCAGCGTCATATGTCTTTACCTTCATATGGAGAACATCTCCGAATGTTGTGTTCCATATAGCGAACACATCACGGAGCGCCGCAGAAGCTGCAAAGCCGGTCATCTGGCTAAGCGCCTGCAAAGACTTATAGATTTTCCCCCAGGGCGTCATCCGCCCGTAGTATGTGGTTCCCGTTGCTTTGTCAAGCGTACCGTGCGCAAGCTGCCAGGTTTCTATCCAGATTTGTATTGCGTTGATAAGAGCGCCAATGCTTTCTGTGCTCATATCTGCAGAATTACCAAATCCGATCAGCTTGTTGACGATATCTTTCGCAAAAGGAATCTTGTTGGAGATCAGGAGATCCTGCACAAGATTTCCGTCCAGCACTCTTTTAAGGCCTTTTCCTTCTCCGAACAAAGCCTGCAGGAACTTTTCCAGGAAACTTTCATAGTCATCGTCGTCTCTGACGGCGTCCGCAATGCTTTCTGCAATGGCGGAAACGGTAGCGCTTGAGACATAAACCACAAAAGCATTGAACAGTTTATCCTTGTTTCTCTGCCAAGCCCCTTGGTTTCCGTGTTGGCGAACGTCATTTGTGTATTCGCTGTAGGCGTCAAGCAAAACGTTATAGCTCAGAGTAGGTTCTGCCATGAAAGCAGTTAACGCCTTGGTTTTCTCCGTCTTCCCGCGCATCAGCTCGGATCTTGTCAGCGTTCCGTCCATAACCTGGCTGCTGTACACGACATTCCGGAACAAATTCGCAGTCTCCTGCATCAGCGGATCACCGCTCAGATTCGGGAACATATCCTGCGCCTGCAGCTTGCACGCAACCCAGAGCCGGCCCCAGGTTACTGCGTCCATCTTTTCTGCAAGAGCCATGCTCTTTTCCTGCACTTTATCCTTGAACGTTTCGTCATGCTGGATCTGCTGCCGCATGTTCCTGCTAATATTCGTGTCGTAGTAGCCCAGGCTCTTCCAGACGGCTGTCCCGGAATACTTCATCGCTTCCTTGTACCCGTTCTTGTAAGCGAATGCCCGCAGTAGGTTACGTGGAGTAAGAATCGTCTGCGCTCTGACGTAGGCAGTAGGCTGAAGTAATGCAACACGCAGGTTTGCACCGACAGCTGCGACCTTGTAATTGCTCATCATCTTGGAGAAAATTTCGGTACCACGGTCTCCGCTTTCGGTTACGCCATTCACATCTTTTATCAAGGTGCGGAAATATTTCAGCGCTTCTTGTCCGTAGGCTTGCTCCATAGCAGCCTGCAATGTCCTTGTATCGTAGGTTCCGTCCGGACGATCAATGCGTTCCTTAAAATTGAACCATTTGATAGCATCCAGGATTGGCAGGCCCAGAGCGTTCAGCTTCGCCTGGTCGGCCATGTGATCCGCAAAGGTATCGAAGATATCTTCCACTACCAGAGCATTGCTGGCTTTCGGATTCAGGCTCTTGCTGCTGCTCAGATTCAGGAGCCGGAACATGCTGTTCTGCTGCGCTTCTGTATCTGCCATCGGCCTGTCTGTGGCATCAGTTTTTATCGGATAGTAGTTTTCACCCTCAGTGTAGAAGTTGTACCCGAAGCGCCTCATGGAAATTTCGTTGCCCCATTCAGCTCCTTTGTTGGCCATATACTTCTGCATCGCATCGGCTACATCCATCTGCCGCTGTGTCAGCAGCCCCATCAGGGTGTTGATATCTTGAGCACTGAGGTGGTAGTGCGTCGTATCAGTGATTGTTCTCTGCGATACGCCCTTTTTGTATTCGATATTTCCGATCCTCATGCCGCCGGCATTCAGATGTTTCCGGGCCTGCTCACGATTCAGCAGCATTGCCAGCTCCATGATCTGTGCGGTCGTCATCCGGATCTCGCTGCCGTCCTGAAGAGTAATATTGTGGATATCTTTCTTCCACTCATTAACTTCCTGATCCGTGTACAGATTCTCGGTAAAATCAATGATCTCCTGGGCGTGGAATGCCAGCTTCTCCCATCCACGGCTCAACCCGTCAAAGATGCTTCTCCCACCATTGCCGTAACGCTTAAAAGCATAATAGGGAATTGCCTGCTTCCATTTCAGGAACCTAGAAAGCTTGCTGCCTTCCTGGTCTTTCGCTTTTCCAAGGCTTTGCTCGTAATCGATATCCTGGCTGGCTGCCTCTCGTACATTCGCGTAACGAGCGTTTGCCATAAGAGCGTTCATGTTTCGGATTGACGTCGTCAGGCTTGCCAGCAGGTTGCTCAGATCTTTCAGCTGTGCGGCTGTCATCCGGTTGATCGTGAAGTCGGTTCCGGTATTCATAGAATCCGTTACCTGCTGAGCCATGTCTCTCAGGAACTGCAGCATGTCCGGCGAGATATCGACATATCCACCCAGGTCTTCCTGGACAGTGCCGTCGCCATTGATATAGCTCTGCTGATTGGCCAGCATCTGCTGCAGCTTCAGGAGCCGTGCTCCAAATTTGACGTCCGCCTGTGTCTCCTCACCGCCGTTCAGGGCCCGCTTGGATGTGAAGTCAATGCTGGTCAGGAATTCCAGGAGGGGTGCTTTCAGGGCTTCAGGGATGTGCTCCTTGTCGCTGTTCTTCATAAGCCAGTCTGAAAGTTTCTTCGCCTGCTGCTGGATCTTTTTCCGATATTTGGTGGCACCGGCATTTTCTGCTCTGCGTTCCTTCGCGCGCTGTGCCATGTCCTTGTAGCGATCAGCAACGGCCTTAACCTTCGCGCTGGCTTTCGCCTTTTCTTCTGCCCGGATCTGCGCCTGGCGTGCCCTTCCTTCTGCCCGGATCTGCTCTGCTCGATATGCCGCTTCTTTCCGCATCGTCGTGTAGCGGCTTTTTGCCGCATCCAGCTTCAGGCTCAGATCATAGATGGTGGCTGCCATGTCCTGTGCTTCCTTCTCGCTGAGCTCTCCCTGGCGTTCAAGCTCTCGGATGGATTCCAGCATGGTCTTCTCGCGGCTCTGCGCGGCATCCAGCTGCAGGCTCAGATCTTCAAGCTGTGCTGCAGTACGTTCGCCGGCTTGCTTTTCGGATTTCTCAGCTGCCTTGGCTTTAGCGCGTGCTTCATCCGTCTTTGCTTTCCATCGGTCTGCTGTTGTCGGAGGGATCTGCCGCATGACGCCATCCAGGGCATCAAACACTATCTCGTTGGCCAGCTCTTCTGTGGCTTCTCCAAGGTACTGGGCATAGGGGTTCACAGTCTCCGGCTTCGCCAGGTCAAAGAAGCTTGCGATTACCTGGATCTGCTCGCCCTCGTTTGCGACGTCCGGGAAGTATGCCTTGCCCCAGCTCTGCTGCATTTCGCTGTAGAAGCTTCCGACGGTAGCATATCCGTCACGCGCTTCACCGGTTTCGCGCTTGGCCAGTGTGAAGTTTCCGAAATTCTTTTTTCTGAATGCATCATAGCCGTCATCCGTGCTAAGCTCGCCCAGGAAATCTTTATCAATAGTTAGCTTCTTCCCTCGCATATCTGCTACGATATTGCGATAGGTTTCTGCTTCACCGCCAAGATCTGACGTGGTTTCTGCGTTCTCTACGATTTCTGCTGCAATCAAGCGGGCCCGCTGCTTCAGCTCGTCCTGGTCAATCTTTTTGGACTGGAGCACATAATCTCCCAGAGCTTTCAGTTCATCTGCCAGGCGATTCTTATCTACTACACTCCCGTGCTTCTTTGTCAGCTGGTTTGCCAGCTTCCTTGCATCTTCCAGGCGTACACCGGGATCTTTTGTCAGTTTCAGCCGTTTCTGCAGCTTCCCTATGGTGGTATTTTGCTTCCTGATCAGATCGTTCAGGCCGGTGACGGCGTCCTTCAGGGCATTGTTTTCCGCCTGGATCATCGCGTAGGCAATGTCGCGCCCTTCGGCCTCGTACTGCGTGTCGTCGTTCCTATTGTCCCACTGCTGATAATATGTCGTGCCGGCAGAGAATGGTGCCTGCGTGTACTGATACAAGCGCTGAGCCTGTTCAAGCTCTTCTCTGGAAAGCCTCCCGCTTTCGATCAGATCTTTAAGGTATACTTTTTCTTTCTGGATTGCGCGTATATCGTTTGCCAAATCTCCCGGAACATAGCCAGGATAGTAAAGACTGGGGTGTTTCTGATTGTACCACTCGGTAAAGGTCTTGTTGCCGGTCAGGAGCTCTTCCTTCCATTCTGCCGATCTGAGCGTGGACATATATCCCAGCAGCTCGTCCATGAGCTCGTAGGTCTGGATCTTGGCTTTGCCATACTGCTCTTTTGAAAGATCAGACAGGTTCTGGACGATCTGCTCTGCGTTGTACATGTAGCCGTCGTAGGCGCTGCCAAACGGATCCACTTCCATCATGTCGTCGATCTCTTCCGGATCCAGGTAGTATTCGCTGTCTTCCGGGATCTGAGAGAAGTAGTCCTTTACCTTCTGCTCCGTCGCTGCAGCTCTGTTCAGCAGGCTCCGGATCCGCGGGTGCAGGCTATTATCAACCTTCACGCCGCCGTTCATCCACTCGTCCAGGGAAATCTGGTCAGGATTCTGCCAGGTCTGGAACTGCGTCTGATCCGGATGGCCTGCCTTGTAATCGCTGACGAACTTATCTACCACTTCCTGGTCAACCGGGAAGGTCTGATGCCCTCCCTTGTAATCCTTGAGCATGCCAAGCACTGTGCGCGGATCGTTCTCGGATCCTTCGTTGAAGATCGGCTTCACCGGCTTCTGGGGAACGCCCTTGCCGTCGTTGTTGTACATCTTGAAGTCGATAAGGAGCTTCCAGTACCCGTCGGTGCTTCCGTCCGGCTGCAGGCTGTAGGATCCATCGCCATTGTCTACCAGGAGGTTGGAGAATTTCGGCTTTCGGTTATTCTCGGCGCACATCTTCAGATATGCTTCCGCATTCTGCTTGCCGGTCTTCCGGAAATTCCAGTAGTTATTCGGCATGTAGTTGCTCGGCCTGGTTGGCTTGCCGTTCTTGTTAAGCACCGGCTCGATGTAGCTTTCATTCTGCCACGGCGTGTAATCCTTCGCCCCTTCCGGCAGGCCCATAAGAGCATACTGCTGGCTGTTCCACTGAGATCTGTGGAACGGGATGATGAAGTCAATGAAATCGTCAGCCATGGCCGCCCGGAGCTGCTCATCGTTAAAGACCACCAGGATCGTGCCGACGTTATCTGAATATGCGTTCCGGAGAGCTTCCGCGTCCGCCCGCTTCATTCCTTCCTTTTCATCCAGGATGAGCCGGCCGTTTGCGTCCACGCCCTTGGAAATCAGGCTCAGGTTGATCTTCAGCCCGGTCTTGCCCATTGCCCACGCAAATTCCGGAACCTTGGTGTACGCTTGGCCATTCAGCCCGACGCGTGCCATGTCCATGATTACCTGCATGTTGTCAATCAGGTGGATGATCTCAAAGTCAGAGAAGCTCTGCAGTCTCAGGCCGCCGTTGTGGTTGTACTTATCAACCTGATCCTTTTTGCCCAGGAACTTATCGAGCACTTCGCCCATGTATTCCGTCGCCATCTGATACAGCTTCGGCTTCCTCTGGGCGAGGCCGTTCATGAATTTCACGTAAGCGTCATAGACATCCGGGTGCTGCTTCCGGATCTGCTCGATTCCCTCCGGCGTGTTGATCTCTGCCATATTCGGCAGGTAATCCGGATTCGTCTTCGCATACTGCTCCAGGAACTGCTTCGCGTAGATCCCCATTTTTGCCCTGGATCCTTCGACGTAGCACAGGCCGCAGCTTACTTCGTCGCCTTTGTCTGCCATCATCCGACGGATCGTCAACACTTCTTCTGCTGTCAGTGCGGTGTTCGGCAGGGCTTTCTGGATCGCGGTGAATGTTCCGGTCAGCAGCCGGCGCTTCTTACAGATCGTGGAGAAGTCTATGCTGCCGCCATATTCCGTATTGCCCACCAGGGCAGATACGCCTTCGCTCGCCTCGTAGTCGAGCCTGGTGCGGTCATCCGCAATGGCCTTGGCCACTCCGTTGATGCTGTCGATATACGCCAGGGCTTTCTTCTTGCTGACGCCCAGGGCCTCTGCCAGGGCTTTCGCGGCGTCATCCCGCTTCTGGACATAATCGGATACATCCCAGCTCCACTGTGAAAACTGCAGCGTATCCGGATAAGCAGATTCAGACGGCTGGTCAATTGAGGCGCCTACCTGCTCTGTTTGCTCGTTCCAGGCCTGGAATTGTGTGCTGTGATACTTTGCGGTTTCTGACGGCTGTCGGATCTCGCCGGTGCGATAGTAGTGCCGGATATCCTCGATGATCCGGTTGGCGTTGATCTGCCCGCCTTCATAAACAAGGAAATCTCTATTCCAGGCTTTCATGTTGTTCGGATCCGCATCCAGCGCGATGTTTGCGTCACCGCCGAAATCGATATGCAACGCAAGCGGCCCACTGTAAAGCGAATCCTCGTCCGGTTTGTAGGTCTCTTCCCGGTTCTGTTTCCATTCGATGAAGTCCCGGATGGTCTGCTCCTGGGCCTTTGTCAGAGGCTTGCTGCTGCTTAGCTGGATCCCGGAATCCATATTCAGGTCGAGATCGCCAGCTTCGATCCGGATGCCGCCGTCTTCTACAAACTGCTCCAGATACCTGCCGCCATCTTCACTGAATCCGTGGTTTTTGCTCAGATCAACATCAGCTCCGTAGGCAGCGCCGATTGCCCGGTGATCGTAGTCCCGCGTGCCGGCGTGGTTGTCATCGGAGAATCGCAGCATGGATCCGTCCGGCATGATATAGCCCGCTTCGGCAAAGTCGGTTGTCGTACCAAATGTATCAACTGCGTTCTTCTGCGCATTTTCCCATTGCTGGTAATTAATGTTGTTCTCGGCACGGAAATCATTGACAGATTTGCGGAACTGTGCTAAATTATCTTTAAGCGACGACGTTGTTATATTTCCCAACTCAGGGTGTTGGGCGATCACTGGCAGGCCGGCGCTTAAATTTTTGTCCATGCTGATGATCCTGCCTTCTTTTGCAGCGTCGCTTACAAAATCATACAGCCCGCTTCTTTGCTTCCCGCGTGCCGTCGCATCTTCTGTTTTTTCGTAGATGCTAAGAACGACATGTGGCTTTTTTTCAAGCTTCCCGTTTATTGGCTGATTGGAATAAAAACCAAGTGCTGCAATTAACGGGCTACCATCATTACCAGGAACAGGAAGAACCATAACAGCTTCAGGGTTACCTCTGCCTCGTGAGTCGTCAATGGTCATGGCAGGGTTTTCCAGACTCATTATTGCCTGAATTACTTTTTCTGTCCCTATGCCGTGGAAATTTCCGCGTCGTCTTGCTCTTCCTTCTTTTACGGCTTCTTCGTGGGTTTTTATATCTTCGTACAGATGGTCTCTATACACATAAAAATCACCATCGATGCCCGTAAGAACCCTTACAAACTTCGGCATGCGGCCAACCTTTACAAGGTTATCGTCCCCATCATCTGCGTGGTCAAGCACATCATAGACAGCTGTCAAAACTTCATGCTCCTGCAGTGTCTGGTTTTCCCACTGCATATTCTGCACATTCTGCGCAGCTGCCGGCATGGCTTCTGTCTCCGCTTCCATGCTTCGCACAGCGCTGCCGGTCTCGGCAGCAACCTTCAGAGCCTCATCCCAAAGCTTCAGGATATCCTCATACTCACCCTCGATGGCGCGTGCTGCATCATAGATGGCCGCGTCGTTTTTAATATCCACGTCTTCAAACGCGGCTTTAATCCGGTCGATCAGATCCTGGATGAAGTCGCGGATCTTTTCTGCCAGCGTCCGGTTCTGCTGTGCCAGCTCGGTGATGGCATTGGAATCCCGTAGCATCGTCTGGCACGCATTGGCCACCACTTCGTCAATGGCTTCCTCATGCGTCAGCTCTCTGCCTTTCTCCCAGTTCCTCTGCTGCTGCACCAGGCGTTCAAACTCGTCAGCGCCCTTCTTCTCGATAATGTCATTGACAATGTAATCCTTCAGGGCTGCGTATTCTTTCGGAGCATAGGTCTTCAGCCAGTGCGTCAGTTCGTGGCTCAGAGATCCTGCTGCGATGACGTTATTGAAATCTCCTACGCCCATGCCGGAATTGATGTTCAGGTAAACGGCATTGCCGCCCTTGTAGAAGCCGCCGGTGCCGGCATCGCCCTGGAAGATGACGAAATCAATATCCAGCACATCCGCCAGCTTCTTCACCATTTCGACAACGGCGGTCTGCTTCTTGTTCAGCTTGGAAGGATCCACACCTTCATAGGTCTTCTTTCCGTCCGTCGCTCCGTCAAAACTGACAGTGCCCTTCTTCCGTTTGATCGGCTGCTTCGCCTGCAGGCTCTTCCGCTCGGTCTCCAGCGCGGTGATCGCTTTCTGGGTGCTGTCGATCATGCCTCTTAGCCTGTTGGCTTCCTGCAGCGCGTTCTGATATGCCTCGGTATCCTTCATGCCGGAATCTTCCAGATCCTGCAGATAACCAAGCTTCTCCTGATATGATGCCTGCGTCTCCTGCAAAAACTGGCGTGCTTCCGCCAGCCCTGCGTTCACTTCGCCCAGGGCCTTTGTGACGGACGGATCCTGATTCTTGATAGCTTCCTGCGCCTGCTGGACAATGGCCTTCCGCTTCGTGTCTTTCTGCTGGAGATCCGCCTGGTTTTCCTGGTAGAGCTTGGATCCAACGCTGTGCGCAAGCTCCAGCTGTGCCTCGCTCAGATTTGCGATCATGGCATTGCTGCCGGATTCCTTTGCTGCCTTGGCAGCTTTGCGCACATCCACGCCCTGGGCCTCGTTCAGATAGATCGCAGCGGCCATGGCCGTCGCATACTTCCCAAGCTCCTGCTCGCCGTCGTACTGGCTGTAAACGGCAGCGCCGTTCTTTCCGAACAGCTGGCTCATCCAGGACATGGCAAATTTCGCGTTCTGATCCAGCCCGGCTTTCGCAGCCTCCTCAATGGACATGATCTTCTGGGATCCATCCTCAAACGTCAGGCGCACCTTGTTCTGATCCTGGCTGCGTACCAGCTCAACCTTCGCCGTCCGGCCGTCATAGTCCATGGTGACGTTCGCGGTGTTGATCTTCGCATCCGCGCCTTCTGCGTCAGCCATGAGGCCTTTTGCGATCTGAGCCACGCGATCACGCTGTTGGTTCTCTTTCTGTACTGCAGCCCGCTGCTGCTTCTCCTGCTGCAGGACAGCCTGCGCGTATGCATGCATGTTTCCTGTGCGGGAGGCGATCTCCTGCAAAGCGCGTGCTTCGCCAACCGTCATAGCATTGCCCTTGCGTGCCGCTATGGCGTTTTCAATCTGCGCGATGCTGGCATTATCAGCTTCCAGTGTCGATTTCTTCGCGGCCTCTATCAGAGCACCGGCGTTCCCTTTGAAAGTTCTGCTATCAGAAATGCTTTGTGCTGCATTGTTTACCGCAAGCTGCCCGCCGCCCAGCACACCTCCTACGACGGCGCCTCCGAGGAATTCCTGCCCGGCCGTGTACGGGTTGAAGATTGCCCTGTCATCCGTGGGATCCCTAGACCAAAGCGGGACGTCCTGGCCAAAAAAGGATTTGATACCGCGCTCAAGCACGCCCTGCTGCACTTCTTCCCATGCCTCACCGAGCACTGAATCCTTAAACCAGTCAACGACAGCAGACTTATTGCCGCTCGCTGCCGCCTGCCTCAGCCGCATCGGGAAGTTTTGAATACCACCCAGGGCCTCGTCAGCGCCGCCGACTTCTACCATAGCATTGAAAAAGCCGTTGGTAAGCGCATATACAGCAGCGTCGTCCTGGCTCATGCCGTCTTCTTTCGCGCTTTCGTATCCGTCGCCGGCTGCCTGCAGGTATGACGTCCAGAACTGAGGATTCTTGAAAAGTTTATTCAGGCCCTCTCTCGCCATCATCCCGACGGCTTCTGCTCCTTTGGCGTTTTGCAGCCCGGCAAAATACGAAAGCCCGGATGATGTAACCTGAGCCGCTTGCATTGCCTGCGTCGGCGCCAGGATAGCTGCCTCAATGGCCATAGGGATCGCTGCGATTGTGGACGTACCGAACTGGTCAATGACCTGAGCTGCTCTGCTGGTGTTGGCGTTTGCTTCATACTTGGCTACGGCGTTTGCTTTCCCTGCCTGCGCATCGGAAACCAGGAAATCCAGGGCGCTCTGCCCGTTCTTTATGCCACCGTAATTGGTGCCGAAAATAGAATTGATCGTGTCGATAGCACCGTTGATCGTCGTCGTCGCTAATGCATTTGCGCTGTCAGCAAGATCTCCGAAAAGCCAGTTACCGATCTTGCTGTCTGTAATGCGCTTCCCGATATCATTAAAGATCCCGACGCCGCTCCAGAAGCTGGAATTGACCTGATTTGCGCCTTTTGCTACTGTGCCTTTGGCCAGCTGGCCCCAATCAGTTTTGCCGCCGGTAACTTTGGTACGGTCTACTCCCAGCAGCTTATCTACAGCCTTTTGCACCGTTGTCCGGTTGTCTTCCCGTTCCGCCCAGTCGTTCTGTGCTTGGGTGGCCATAACTCTCTGCACATAGGCGTTTTTCCTGTCCTGCATAGCAGTGTTGGCTTCGTCGTACCACTGCTGGCTCTGAGATAAATCCGTCTTGTACTGGTTGGACAGGGTTTCAAGCTGTCTCCTGGCGCCGGTGATCTGATCCTGGTATTTAATCCGTTCTTGTGCGCTTGATTCTTTGTCGCTGTTCAGGTAATCTGCAATGCCCTGCGAGCGGGTTTCCAGCTCGTTCAGCATTTCATTTGCTTCATCTACACTTCTGGGCTGATAGATGCCTATTTTCTTCGCGGATTCTCTGAAAGCGCTTGTTTTGTTTGCCATGGCTCCTCCTTATTTCTGATAGGAAGATACATTCCTTCTTGCCATTGTGTCGTAACGATATTTACTCAGCAGCGCATCAAGCTGCGCCTGTGTGAAGTTGGCTGCGCCTGCGTCAAGATCTGCCTGCGCGGCTCTCACAAGGTCTTCAACCTGGCCGCTGTGCTTTGCGCTTGCAAGCGTGCTCTCCACTTCGCTCAGTGTCAGTGCGTCGCCGGCGCCGGTTCCGGCGCTCTGGCCGTCCAGGGGCCCGCCAACAAACACAGCTCCGCCGCCTCCACTGCTGGATCCGCTGCTGCTGCCAGATCCGCCGGAAGAGCCTCCGGACGATCCACTTCCGGAATTGTAAGCGTTGTACTCTTTCAATCCAAATTCACGCTCCCACTGGCTGTCGCCAACGGAATCGCGGTAACGCTGGTAGGCCAGCTCATCCTCGTAGCGCTCGTCGCTCAGGCTGTCTCTCCATCTGCTGTAGCCGAGCTCGTCCTCGTACCGGTAATCGCTCAGTGCGTCTCTGTACCGGCTGTAGCCCAGCTCATCCTGGTACCTGGCATCGTTCAAGGCATCTCTGTAACGGCCGTAGCCCTCCTGCTCTGCCTGGATCCGCAGGTTGTTATTGTAGACAGCTCTCTGGTAGTCCTCGGCTTCCTGCGCCTGCATCAGAGCCAGGTTGTAGTTGTAGTCGCTGACGGCATCTCTGTACCGGCCATACTCCGTGTCTCTCAGATCTCCGAGCATGCTGTACTGCCGGTAGAGCTCGTTGCCTGCGTCCTGGTATCTCTGGTAGGCCCGGTTTTCCAGCTCGATCTGCTTGTCTGCCAGGGCTGCCATGTACTGGTTGTATGCTCCCTGGCCTGCAAACTGCGCGTAGGTGTTCCCATATCCGCCTGTGAGCGCTGCTGCCTGGCCCATGGTATCTTTCATGGCCTGCTGCCCCAGCTGCGTGTAGCGCCTCGCGTAGTCCTGGTAGAAAGGATCCTGATCCGCGTTCCAGGAAAACGGATCCCGCCCGACGATATTCTGATAAGCCTCCTGCAGCTGCAGGTCGTATTTGTTGTCGTAGGTTGGCCTGGTTCCCAGGTCAGCTGCGATCTGCTGCATGGCTGCGTTGTACGCTTCGCCGGCCGGGCCCTGCAGGTAGTTCAGGCTGTAATCCGGCGCGTTGCTTTCAGGCGTTCCGACGTTGCTGTAATAGCCGGATCCGTCGTAGGCTGCAGGTTTCTGAGCGGTGCTGGTGTAGGATCCAGGGCTGCCGGTGCTGGTATAGCTTGTTTTCCTGGTGTAGGAATCAGCTGCCGGTAAGCTTCCCGTCGGCGCCGCGGCACCCGTCACGCGCTTGCCCTCCGTGATCTGCGTGCCGCCCATGGTCGTCTCAACGCCCTGGAATGCGCTGCTGTTCCTGGTGTTGCCTATGATAGTCGATGTGTCCGGAATATATGCCGACGGGCCTCCGGGCCTGCTTGCATAGTCGGCCGGTGTGGCGATCTGCGTGTTTCCCGGCGTACCGGCAGAAATAACCAGGTTGCCTTTCTCGTTGAACGGCAGCCCGTTAATGTCGTAGTAGATCATTTCTCCTCCTCTTCCTCCGTGACAACTTCAAAGCTCACGTAATCCGGATACTGCTCCGCCAGGGCCGCATACCCGGTTGCTATAGTTTCCATGATGACGAATGCCTGCGCTTTCAGATCCGTGTCAGACTTTACCCAGGCATGGAAAAACGGCTTGTCCTTATTCCATACGGTTCCCCCGTGCATCTCTTCCTGGATCGTCAGGACAGCCTGCAGCGTGTTTGCCAGTGTGGATATGGCAGCGCAGATCAGATCCTCGCCCTTTTCGGCGCTCCCTGCATGCCCGTCAACCAGGATCTCCATCCTCTCTGGCCAGTAAGCGATCCTCGTCATCTCGCGCTCCCTCCGGGCTGGCTGGAATTAGCTGCCCTCTCCCTGGCGTTCTGCATCCGGGTGCTCTCCTGGGGCTCTCCCGTGCTCATTTCCACCGGTGCTGCATCCACCGGCTGCGTCTGATCCGCCGGCGTAGTCCCGCCGGTGACTGCCTGGCTCAGGCCCTGCACCATCTCCGGCGCGTACCTGGCTGCCAGCTCAAGCGCAAGCTGCTGCCACTGTCTCAGCATGGTAAACAGTGTGCCGTTTTGAGCCACTTTCTGCTCCACTTCTTCCTTGCTGTCGAAGTCCATGATGCTCAGGCAAGCCAGCGCCTGGTCAGCGTTCTGCGGGTTGAAGAACTGCGCGGTGTACAGCTGCAGCGCCAGCTCGTTCTGGCTGATCTTGGTGTAGCTGCTGTTCTTCTCCGGCACGACGTCGATATCGTATTCCGGCACACGGTAGCCCATGTCCATGCCGCCGATCATGCCCTGCCACTGTGGCTGCATGCCGGCGTTGCTGAACGATACATACTGCTCCTGGCCCAGGTCTCCGGTGATCCGGAACTGCCTCGGCATGTCGTAGAACTGCCGGATCAGCTCGCAAACCATGTAGCCGATCTTCTCGGCCGCCCGGTAAGACGTCAGTGTGCTGTCGCGGCTTGTTTTGCCGGAAGCTTCCTGCAGTGCTGCGTAGGCAGATGCTGCCGTCACGCCGCTCTGCTTGATCCCGTTGCCGGCTTCCGTGTTGCCGGTCGTCTCGCGCATCTCCGCAATCGTGTTGCTCAGTACGGAAAGCTGGTCACTCGACAGGGCCTTCCCGTCGATCGGGCGCAGGCTCATGTCGTCCAGGCTGCCGTCCACGTGGATCAGGGCTTTATTAGTATTAAGAAACTCTTCCTCGTTGATCGCGCCGTCGGCCCGGAAGAAATACCTGGGTGTTGCATTCGCCTTGACGTTGGCCAGGAAGCTCTGATTCATCAGATCTATGCGTGTCATGGCATTCGCAGCCACATCTACGTAGCCAAAGCCTGCCGGCGATTCCTCCAGCGGATACATGACGTCGAATACATACGGGTACATCCCATGGTCGTAGAGGCCATCAGCTGCCTTTGTGTGCACGCCTGAGATCGTCCCTGTCATCGGATCTCTGTCGGTCTTATTGACGGCGTTGTCGTTCTCTGTGGCGTACAGCACGGTCTCTCCGACGTACTTTGCATAGTGCAGCTTGCCCCGGCGCTTGTAATAAACGTCTACCAGGGGAACCTTGTCCTCTGTGTTGACGTTATCTTCTGTGGGCATCTTGGTCGGTTCAATGTTCCCACGCAGCTGCCGGATGTCCAGATTCGGATACTGATCCTGCAGCGTCTCCTTATCGATCAGCTCTACGTCAAAAAAGCATTTGCTGTCCTGGATATCCGTGATCCCCGGCTCCCAGTACAGATTCAGCAGGCTCCGGCGCACGACGGAAATGTCGCCCAGGCCGTTCAGCTTGTTCTGATCCCAGACTACCTTGTAGACGCCTGTGCCTGTCTTGATTTTCTGCCATCCAACCATGTCGTAGGTCTCTTCAAAGTGGTTCTGCTTCAGCACGGCCGGCACGATCTTACTCAGCATCGCAGCCTCAGCCTTGTCATCCTGTGCCCTGGCCAGGAAGTTAAGCGTCGGGTATGCTTCGTGGTAGTCTGCATGCTTGCTCGCAATGACGTTGAACAGCCAGGCGGATTTCGACCGGAAGCCCATCTTCTGATCGCCGAAATCCGTGTTCGGATCCTCGGTGAATTCGTTTCGGAGCCTCCACCATTTCTCTGCGTCCTGGATCCGTTTCTCCAGCTTCACCTTGCCGCTCTTGTACTTTGCCAGCAGCTCATTCCATTTCCGGCACTGCTCTGCATCTACCGGCTGGATGTGCTGCATATCCCGCAAAGCACGCAGCGGGTTTTCCTGCTCCTGCTGCATCGGTAGCCCCGATCCGCTCTGTCCCTGCTGCAGCGGCAGCGTAGTAATTTCGTCCATGCACTAACTCCTTTTTTTGAATTGATCCAGCGGATCGTAGAATATTTGCTTCTTCTCAACCGGGCGCATCGGTGAGATCGGCCTGCTCATGCAAGCGTACCGCCACTCGTCACTGACATGGTCTTCCAGCTTGGTGTCCAGGTCTTCCACTTTGTGCTCGTCGTACATCATCAGCGGCACGGTGCGGATAAACGCTTTGCAATTACTAAAGACATACATGCGGGAAAAGCCCCGCTCATCGAACTGCAGCCGGTAATGGCACTGCATCCAGCCTGGGATCCTGTCGTTGTCTCCCGGCTGGAAATAAAGCCCGTGCTTCATCGCCGTCTCTGCTATGCTCTCGCCGCGGCTGCCGTCCCATATAGCCGGATCCGCGACGCCGTCGATCTTCTTTCCTTTCAGCCAGGGGTGTGATTTCTCGATCCTGGCGATCTCCGCAAACTGCTGATCCGGCGTCCACTTCACGCCCTCATTAGGCGTGTCCGTGCATCCGTACAGCTCCAGGATCCGGTACATCACCCCGTCATAGTCCAGGGCCCACCAGGCGCACGAAAACGGTTTCCCGTAGCCAAAGTCATAGCTCCGGAAGATGCTCCAGCTTCTCGGCTCACCCACGCTCAGATCTATAGGCTCTATTACATGGCACCACCGGTGATCCGCCCGCAGCTTCTCCTTGCTGTCGCGGCAGCCCTGCTCCTCTGCAGCAGTCAGATCCGGCTCCAGGCGGAAGTCCTCAAAGAACTGGCCCTCAAAGATATCCCAGTCGCCGTACAGCCAGGCTTTCCGGAGTTTTGGCGGCAGGTTCTCCAGCTCATCCTTGTATTCCGGCTGCATCTCCATGAGCACTTTGTTGTCCGTCACAAGGGCCTGGATAAAGGAATAGTCTTCCGGCTTCTCCTTGCCCTCAAAGTGACGATCGACGAACAGGCGCTTGAAATAACCGTGGCTGGGCCCGCCTGGGTTCAGCGTGTAATATGTGCGCTTCGGGAATCCGTTCACTCCGCGCACGCAGGCGTTGATCTTCTTAATCCACTCTTCCTGCAGCTGCCCGGCCTCGTCCAGGAATACGATGTCATACTGTGCGCCCTGATATTGATCCAGGTCGTTATCGTTGGCGCAATACCCGAATTTGATGGTTGATCCGTTGAAGAATGTGAACAGGCGCTCGCTCTTGTTGTAGGTCGCGATGCCGGCCAGGCGTTCTTTCATCTCGTAAACGTGATTGTTCAGCAGCTCCGGATACGTCTTCCTGACAATCAGGATCTTGATCCCCGGAAAAGACAGCGCCAGGTAATAGCTCTTCTCCTGCACGCTCCAGCTCTTCCCGCCGCCCCTGGCTCCGCCGTAGGCGACGTGCCGGTGTGTGTCTTCCAGGAAGAGTACCTGCTTCTCGTTCGGTACCCCGAAAGTAAACTGTCTCATTGACAGAACCTCCGGAGCTCCGGCGGCACGACAATCTCAATGCTCTTCTCGGCGTCTTCCCGTTCTGCCTCTCTCCTGAGCTTGGCAATGCGTGCCTCCTGCTCTTGCAAATCAAGATCGGTCAGGCCCTTTTTCGCATCCTTGATCTTCTGCAAGACGGATGCTGCCGTGTATAAACTGTCCAGCTCTTTCGGCTGGATCCCTGTGATCGCCTCAACAAGCTTGTCCAGCAGCATTGTCGCTGCCTCTATTTCCTTGCATGCTTTCTTGGCCTCTCTTGTGGCGCAGGCGTCCACGATTTTCCGCGTCTTAGCCGCGTTATTCTTGCGCTCATGCTCAACCCAGTGCTCTTTTTCGCAGTGTCTCCTCAGTGTCGCGTAGCTGACGCCGTGTTTCTCTGCAAGCTTCCTGGTGCTGATCCCGCCGCGGATATACTCTGCTTTTATTTTGGCCCAGTCAGCCATGACAACTCCTTTCCCGTAGGTATGGTTCTTCCAGGCAAGTATAAAAAAGCAGGGGCTCAAATAAGAGCCCCCTTTGCCGCATTATTAAGTTTCCCGGATCCGGATGTGATGCACCCAAAGCATCAGCTTCCGCTTCAGGATATAGTCTTTCTGCTTCCTGGTGATCTCGCTCTTGACGTCCTCGACCACCAGCTGCCGGCCCTCGGTGTACACGAAATCCGCGTAGTACGTGGCTGCCCGCTCAATGCACTTCCCGTCCTCGTACTGGGCCGGGATCAGCTCAAATTTCACCTGGCATTTCAGATCCGTGATCTTGCCGGCCCGCTCCAGCAGCTTCAGCTCCTGGTATCTCCGGGCCTCTTTCCTGCTGTCGAATCCGCTTGCTTTCTCATTCCCGAACTTCTGTCGGCCGCTCAGGTTCTTCCCAGCATGTCGTTCCACTTCCGGATCGCCTCCAGTCTCATTTCGTCTTCCTCGGATCTGCGCTTCAGCGTTCTGACCACTATCGGCCCGCGTGCCCTGCAGCGGCCGCAGTAAACGTAGAAGGCCTCGCGATCACAGAGCCTCCCGCCAAAAAACCCGCCGGTAAGCACGAACTTCACAGCCATGTGCTTCCGGTTGATATGTGGCTTGCCGCCGCAGAACGGGCACGGCTCCGGTTCCTGGCTTATTTCCTCCGGCAGCGGATCATCTTCAAACAGGAAGAGCTGCTCTTCGTCCATCACTTCTCCCTCCCGCACTGCGCATCGTCGTAGCCTACATGCTGGATCTCGTCCTGGGTGCAGAGTTCCGGATCAGATTCGGGATAGATCACTTTCTTTAATCGCCTGCTGCATTCCTGGCAGATCCATCTGTCTGCCCTCATCGCCGGTGTAGGAATAAATCTGTCGCAGATCTGGCAGACGGTTCCTGTTTCGAAAGGCGCCGGCTCACCGATGATTGCCGTTGTTTTTATCATTCCTTTACCTCTTTCTCAAAGATGTACTTTGTCATCTGCAAGAGGAATCCCAACATTTCCGATGTCACTTCTGTTTTCCTTTCTTGAATCGGTTCTGCTGTTGTTTCTACCGTTTCTGCTGTTTGTGGAAGATAGATGATAACACGGTTTCTCCAACTGTTATATAACAAGCCATAATTCCCGTCTTCAATTATCATCTTTTACCATCCATTCTATGAATTTCATCATAAAACAATCGCATAATTACGATAAACGTGTTTCTCTCATCTGCCATTTTTCTGTTCCCATTTCTCTCTTTCCAAGATTTAGAGCATTCTGGGCAATACAATGCGCTCCCGCAACTTCCCCAACCGCTTTTGATAAGATCAGCTGTGTATTGAATCTTTTCATTTGATAATTTTATGTGATTCCCACAGCAAGAGCATTGAACATCAATTATCATGTTTCGCCTCCCATTCCAAATATGATTTTACTTGTTCCTCTAAATGCTCTTCGTATTTTTCCTCTGTTTGTTCAATGTAATGCCTGTCAATATAACAACCGACTATACTTCCATCTTTGTCTTCATACTGAAATCGGTTATCCCACGAATCACCAAACAAACCGCAACTTTCGCCTTTGTCGGATTCATTGTTCCACCATGTGAATAGCGGACAATTTGCACACCTCATGTTTCACCATCCTTATCAGCAGGGATGACGGTTGGAATGTCACTAATATCACTTGCTGCTTCAGCAAACGCATTTGCCCACGATGTGCGTGTGTTTTGATTCCATTCGATATTTGCCAACGTGACAAAATGATCAAGCACAACTTCTTCATCAATCAATCTCCCATGCGGTGGGACGGGGATGAGCGTATAGCTTTTTTGCGGTTCGTTGATTGGCGTGTAAATCGTTAAAACTGCGGTGTTATCGTCCAACACGCCAAGTTCACACGTATATGCTCCCGGTTTCGGCATCTCCATGCCTTTAATATAAACGCCCATCACTCGCTCTCCTCTGCCTTTTCTGTCTCAAGCATCCACGATTCCCACGAAGCCGCTTCTTGCTCTAAGTGCGCTTCATACTCTCTGTCAGTTTTCTCAATGAAATGCCTGTCAATATAGCACCCGACTATTGTCCCGTCCTTGTCTTCATACTGGAAAGGACTGTCCCATCCGTCACCAAACAAGCCACACGCTTCGCCCCTGTCAGATTCATTATTCCAACTTGTGAATAACGGGCAAGAATCACACCTCATGTTTCACCATCCTTTAGCGGTTCTGGGAGTGGCATCCAATGGGTGACTTCTGTACCAATATCATAACCACTATCAAGATAACTTCCATCACAATCACTATAGAATTCATCCATCTGAACAGATTCATGCCCTTTAAATTTCACATTTACAAGAATCCTCTGCCCATCTTCTGGCAATTCACCATCAAGAATACAATCCCATTCTGGATGTTCTTCTTTTTCTTCTTCATCAAGATCTCTTATCTCAAAAGGAATCCACTTCACAGGCTGAACGTCTGCGGCAGGGAATACTGAAACTGCACCGATTAGAACGTTGGTTTCTACAAATGGTATAGGCGATTTTTCTTTCAGAATTTTAATGAAGTCTTCTTTGCAAATATACTCAGCCATTCTCGTACCTCTCATTCATCTCATGTAGCTCTTCTGCAATCCACATCAGGCTGTACGCAATCGCTCTGAGCTGGAAATACTGTTTCACATCGCTGTAGCGCGAGTCGCCTGCACATTCCATCAAGCTCATAATCTGTGCTTTGTTCTCTTCTGCGCTCGTCATTATCAGTCCCTCCTTTCAAAGCAGTAGAAGACGTCGTCGTAGCACTCGTCCTCGAACGTCCACCCGGAAAAGGTTCCCTCGTTGACTGTGCCGTCGTCGTCCGTCCACTCAAACGCTGCATCCGGATCAATCTTGTCGCAGTCCCCGATCAGGATCCCGGTCTCCTGCTGCTCCGGCGGCCGTACCTTCCAGCGCTTGCAGTCGCCACAGTAATTACAAACCATCGCCTTTCACCTCTTCTTTCAGCCAATCGTTCCAACCATTGTGTGGATGTAGTGCTGCACGACCATTACCCCATACCATGTTTATAAACTCTGCCAGTTCTTCATCCGACATTGCTCTGATACGGTCTGCATTGGTCTTTGGTGGAGTTGCCTGTGGGCAGTAGGAAACGGCAGGGCAAGTTGCTGGATCAACTTTGTTGTACTGCGCAAGGCAGCGTTTTCCTGTGCAGTTCATCGCTCACCCTCCTCCCACTTCTCCGGATCCATCCATCCGGGATCGTATTCCTCCCGGTCGCTCCGGAGCCAGTTGGTCAGCTGCTCCAGGTGCAGGATCAGCCCGTTCAGCGTGCGCTTCTTTCCCAGCAGGATCCGCTCTCGCTCCAGGTAGATCCAGCCGGCGATCACGAATATAGAGTATGCTATAAACGCCCACACCAGGATCTGATCCACCGGGCGCAATCTGAGTATCGCTGCAATCATTTTCTCTTCTCCTCCAGTCTATGCCATTCCTGGGCCCAGATACAGTCTTCCCAGTTCCCCTTGCAGAACGCGGTCATGTGCGCGTAGCGGATCTCATTGTCGTCGAAAGGAACTGCCCCTTTTACCGGCCGGCAGAAGATGCGGATCGCATCGTGCTTCCGGTAATAAGGGCACTTCACTGACTTCCAGGCTTTCTGTCCTCTTTTCAATGTTGTGCCCTCCATTCTCATTCAAATTGTGTTGGTGTGAATGTACGTGGCGGCTTCTTGGTTGCAGACTTTGGCCTGGTTCTCCAGGATCTGTTTCGGAGCCATTTGTCTGCGCTTGGGAAATACTTCAGCTCGTCTTCTTCCGTGGCTGCAGTCTGATCCTGGATCGCTTTCAGCAGCTCTTCCGGAGTGACGCTGTCCAGAGCAAACACATATTCCTGATATGCCTGCCTGATATCTCCAGACTTCTTCGGATACGCATCCCAGAACTTTTCAAATCCGTCATCCTGGAGAGTGGGTGCTTTTGGATTTGGATTCGGATTACGAATAGGATTCGGATTGGATTGGATTGGATTACGGGGACATTTGCTATCTTCTGCTTGCTCTTGATTGCAATTGATATCATCTGATATCGGATGCTCGCAGACAGTCGGAGGTTCCGGGAATTTGCGCTTTTTCGCCCGGATCTGCTGGTGTTTGTCCCATTTCCGGAGCTTAATGTACTTTCTGCCGTCTTCCCCATAATATCTGATGATCAAACCGACTGCATCCAGCTCGTCAAGCCATGTATCCACTTGCTCGCATTTGATATCATCTGATTTCAACGGAAAGCAATTGCTTTTGATTATGCTCTCATTGCCGTAGAAGCACCCGTAGTCGTCAACATTTACCATCAAACGATAGAAAAGGATTTCAGCCATCGGATCCAGGCTGTTCAGATCCTCGCTTGTGCAGATTGATTCCTTGAGTATCCTATTTGGCATTGGCGTCCTGCAGGAAAGCTTCCGCAATCCTGCCCTCCAGGTCGATCTGCTGATCCCGTGACGCCTTGCGCATCATCTTTCTGACTGATTTGAGCTTCTTGAAGATCTCCCTGGATTCTGACTTCAGAAACCGGTACGCCTCTTCCTCGGTTGCGATCTTGATCCCGTCGTTGCAGGAAATGATGATCTTGAAATAAGTGTCGCTGCCGTTGATCTCATTGATATCCCTGGTCAGCAGGCGCCTGGCTGCACTGTTGTGGTAGTAGCCGGTAAAGAATGCCGGGTAGTAGCTGATGCTGTCTGTAACCTGCTCCATGCTCGTCCACTGGTCTCCTCTTGAGAGCAGGTAGTCGTATAAGGCTACCTGCCGCTCCTGCTTGTATGCGTCCATCTTCATTCTGCGTTGCCCTCCCATGGAAGTTTTGTTTCGCCGGCGTCTTCATCCCAGATCTTCCCGGCAGCCGGCGTGGCTTCGCCCGTGCTTTCGTCTACGACGTAGTCCGTATATTCAACCACTTCCTCCGGAACATCGCTCACAGGCGAATCTGAGGCCGCCAGGGCGCTTGCAAGGTTCATGGTGTCTCTGCTGGCGTTGTCCTGGTATTCAATGCTCATCAGAGCATAGTGGCTGCAGAGCTTCCGGATCACCGTCTTCTTCGCCATGGCGTCAAAGTTTTCTTTCCAGCCCTTACTCATCCATTCGCCCTTGCGGTTCTTCTTCTCGTGGGCTTCAATCTGCTTCACGCTCATGTAGATCGTCTTCTCAGCGCCGTTCTTCAGCCGGAAGTAGCCGGCATATCCGATCACCGGGAGCTTCTCGCGCTCGTCCTCGTCCTCGTTCCATCTGAATTCCGCGTCGCCGGTCAGCCGGTTATAGCTCACCAGCTCGCCCTCACGCACATCCACGGCATCCGGCACGCTCTGATAGGCGCCGGTTCTCAGGCAAAGCTGCACCATGCCCTTGTAGCCGATAATAAAGGTTGCCGTCTGCTTCCCTTTGTTCCGGAATGGTACGATGTACGCATATCCCAGCGCCGGATCAATCGGCAGGTCGTAGCTGGCAGCCTGCAGGGCGCTCTTAATCACGCTCATGGGGCTCTGGTAGAATGCCTCCTGCAGATCCTTGTTGTCGTTAACCATATTCACCAGGGAAGAAATGAACTGGGCGCTGCGCTTACCCAGCAGCTCATCAAAACGCTTGCGCATCTTCTCTCCGTCCAGCAGCCCGTTCATCATAGCCATGACGCTCTGCTTTGCCTTTGCCTCCGGAGCCTGCGCGTTTACCGCAGCCTGAATCTTAGTTTGTGCCATGTTTATAGATCCTCCTTAATTCATTTTCACTCGCCACAACGTAGCGGTTTTTGTATTCTGTCTGGTTATCTTGCCTGGGGATCCGGATCCCGTAGTGGTCTATGCCAACGGATCCGATCACGAAAGCTTCCAGCGGCGGGCCGGATCCGTTCTCCCGGTATTCCACCCGCATGCCCTCCTGGAATTTCATCCTGCCCTTTTCTCTGTCACCCGGAACACACGCGTCTGAGCTTTGGCATACTTCTTAAAGTCAAGGCCGGGGAAATCTTTCCGGATAGCATCCCGGTCAAGGCCGCCGGTATCCTGCATCTTCCAGGATACTGTCCAGCCGCCACATATCCCCTTGCAGGCGGATCCCATTGCCAGCTTGATCTGATTGTCCAGATCCGCCTGGGCCTCCTTGAGATTCTTGATCTGCTTCTGCAGCTCAGCTCTCTGCTTGAAGATAGAGTCAAAGCCCCTCAGATCTGCGACGTCCGCTCCGGCATTCTGAAACATCTCGTTGATCGCTGCGCTGGTTGCGTCCTGCCCGTCGGCCGGCGGCGTCTTCCCGGTCACGACATAGCGATCCCAGAAGTCTTTCTCCGCTTTCATCAGGGCTGCGATCTCTTTCTCGTCACGATCCATAATGAACACCCGGAAGTCCTTGCATTCACTCAGGACGGCCAGGTAGGCCCGCTTCCTGCCGGTTACGGCCAGGTAATGCATCATCTGCGCGTACCACTGCTCCGGATACTCGCCCTGCCGGAATTTTTTTACGGCAACGAAACTGTTTGTCGTCTTGCATTCCAGGATCGCGTCCTCTCCGACGACTTCCCGGTCAATGTTCGCGCAGGCCCATGGATAAAGATCGTTCACCAGGGTGAAGTTGCAGCGGCGTACCTTGCAGTCCTGCTGATCCTCAAACATGTCAGCCACAAGCGCTTCCAGGTAACTCCCGACCTTAGTAGTGGTGTTGCCCTCAAAGCCCTTTACATTGCCGGTCTTCTCAGCCCATACGGAAAACGGGCTGCTGTAAGGATTCAGGCCGACGATCGCGCCGGCGTCTGATCCGCCGATATACTGCTTCCGGATCTGCAGCCACTCTTCGTGGTTTGCATAAGGAATCTTCTTAACCATCACTCAATCTCCTCCCAGGTAAACCGGCCCTTGCCGGAATTGCGCCACTGGCCGATCCCACGCAGGCATCCGTAGTCCAGCCATTCCTTAACGGCAGCAATGTGCGATTCATCCAGGCACTTCACGGTGAATTCCAGCGTCGCGCCTGCCGGCACTTCGTCAGAACTGGCCAACGTCACACGTTCGCCCTGAGCCGTCTGAGCCCGCAGCGGGCGCTGGCAGTCCCCGATCTCGCCGGTGAAGTTGATCGGGATCTCGCGCGGCTCCGGGAAAATCATGCCGTCGATAACTTTCTTGAAAGCAGTGATTTTGCCGCTCTCGTTCCTGGGCTTCTTGACCTTCTTGCCTTTCTCATCCACCGTAACCTCAGTCAGCCGGTTCAGCATGGAGCAGGCGTCCTTAAAGAAGCCTTTGATCTGGTAGTCATAGATGAACGGCCTGCCGTCCTCAGTCCTCGGAAAGATCGTCCGGCCTTTCTGGGTAACTTCCTCAACGCCCAGGGCTTCAATCTCCTCTTCAAGAGTTGCAGCATTCGGTGCGTTGCTGCCGATAAAGGTTCCGTAAACGTCCGGATCTGCCGGGCTGGTTCCCAGCATGCCCTCAATAAGGGTGAGTCTCACTTTGATCTTCTTCATTTTTGATTTTTCCTTTCAAATAAATAATAATTTTTGATTTTTCTGGGCTGCTCGTTGCTTTGCCATGCCTTTGCCCTGCTTCACAGTTCCATGCTATGCCGTTGCGTCGCTAAACGCTGCTTTGCCATTCCGTTGCACATCATTGAATCGCCGTTCCTTTGCCTTGCTCCGCTGTCCCATGCTTTGCCTCTGCCTTGCGTTGGCTGGCTATGTGATGCTTTTCCTTTACGTTGCTTTGCCCGGATATGCTATGCCCTGCCTTCGCTCGTCAGTACTCCGCTCTACTTTGCCTCGGCAATGCTCTGCGATCCTTTGCTTTGCCCCTGCCTGGCTTTGCTTTGCACTTCCATTGCGGCGCTCATCAGGGCTCTGCCATAGCGTTCCCCTGCCCGGCCTTGCTATGCTATGCCTTGGCGGTGCTTTCCTCTTCTACGCCTCCGCCTCGCCCTGTCTCGCTCTGCTCGGCCTCAGCTCTGCTCACCATCGGCTTGCTTTACCGTCGCCATGCTTGGTTGTGCTTTTCCTCTGCTCAGCCTCGGCTTGCCGTGCTGTTCCTTTGCAGGCCCAGGCTCTTCTTTGCCTTTGCTGCACCACACTATTCCGTTGCGTTGCGTCGGAATCCGATGCTCTGCCTCGCCTTGCCTTGCCGCGGCTATGCAATCCAATGCTTCGCTCAGCCTCTGCAGTGCTTGCCTATGCTCACCGTTGCCATAGCTGCGCCACACTGTTCTTTGCCACTGCGGTGCGCCGTCATGCTATGCCACTGCGGTGCGTCGAGGCGCCTCACTATGCCACCGCTGTGCAAATCCTTGCTATTCCCCAGCAGTGCGACGGGATGCCATGCCCGTGCGTGGCTTTACGAGGCTTTACCATGCTTTTGCGAATCAGCAGTCAAATGTGTAGCAGCCCTCGTAGGGATCAAAGCCTACTTCCAGGTCATAGTCGCAAGGATCTTCATCGTATTCCTCGTCTTCCGGATCTTCTGAGCCATAGACATACTCATACATATAATCGGTTCCCCTGGCCTCAGCCTCGCGGATCCATGGTGCGTCCGGGATCATGATTCGTCCTCCTTTTTCGTTACCTCCACGGTGTAGTCCGTGCCGTATGCTTTGTTGTACAGATCAATAAGGTTCTCCCAAATTTTGCAGGGATCCATTTACGATCACCGTCCATCATAGTTGTCAATTTTAGTGGGCATTTTGGGCAAATAAATATCGTTAACACTGACATGTAATGCGGATGCCAGTTTCTCCAGGGTGTCCGTCCGCATTACAATTTCCGGATCCCCTTCGATCAAAATGATCCTCTGCCTGCTGATTCCGCTCAGTTCAGACAGCTCTGTCTGGGAGATCCCTCTGGCCTCCCTGACTTCCTTAAGACAATTCACTGATTCACCTCCTCCCGGAAACTGTACTGTAAACTATAATATACACTAATAATCGCCTTTTGTAAACTAAAATTTACAGTCTGTTGTTGAAAAAATTGCCATCATGTTGTAAACTAAAAATGACAATTGGAGAGGAGGATATATATGACTTTAGGCGAGTATATAATGTCTTATCGAAGTATGCACGGCATGTCGCAGCGGAAGTTTGCAGCGCTTTCCGGTCTTACAAATACATATATCAGTAACCTGGAAAGAGGCATTAACAGCAACGGATCCATCACGACGCCGTCCCTGGAAACGTACCAGGCAGTCGCAAAGGCTACCGGCTGCGAGGCTGCAGATCTGATCGCTCTTCTGGACGATCCGGGCCAGGATCCCGTGGATCCAAAACGTGGCCCGCAGTTTACCGCCACTCAGCAGAAACTTATAGATCTGTTTCCGGAGATGACTGATTCGGAGATCTCTGTCTTATTAGCGACAGCGCAAGCTCAAATAAGCTCTCACAAACATACGGATGCTGAATAACTAATTCAAGGAGCTTTTCTCGTTCACTCATCTCACAGTTCCTTTCAATCTGATTTTATTATGGGGAGCGGCCACCGAGCCGCCAAGCTGTGGTCACTCCCCTTTGCTCTGGGATGGTTGGATTATAAATTAAACCAGGGCGCAAAACAATGCTCATGTTTGGCGTTTTTTCGCCTTGCGTGAACAGTTTAATGCTCACAGAAGAACAGGAGGATTAAATGGGAACACAATCAGAAGCCTTAATCAGGGAAGCAAAAGAGATTAAGCAGGCGAAGAAAATTACCTACAATGATATCATGGAAGCAATGAAAGAGAACGGCGTGCCGGCCGTTTGCCTATCTACTCTCAGGCGTGTGTTTGCCAGCGATTCGGAAGAACGCGCAAGCAGCTTTAATTTTGAAGAGACGCTGATTCCAATTCGTGACGCGATAAAACGCATTGACGGCGTTACTGATGATTCATCGCCGGCAGAAGAAGTAAAGGCCATGCAGATAGTTATCGACTTGCAAAGGGAAGAGCTTGCTCGCAAGGAAGCGTTAATCAGAAGGCTTATAGACCGCCTGGATCAGAAGGACGAAATTATCCGGCAATTCATATTCGATATGAAGCAAAAGGATAATTTTATCCAACATCTTACGGAGAAATGCCTGCAATGAGCGAAATGAATATTAACATTCTTTGCACCGCCGCCTTTATCCTGGTTTCCGTTGTTGTTGTCGTCCGGCGAAGGATCGTGGGAAAGAGAGAGAGAAGCGGAAAAATGAAAAAGAGTGATTCTGAAATTACATTTGAATCAAAGCGCGGGATCCACACGTTCAGGATCCGGACGACATATTCTGTAAGGGAGAGTGATAATGATGAAACGGGCAGCTCTATACGCCCGTGTATCGACAGAGGAACAGGCTCGGCACGGCTACAGCATCGGAGCTCAGATAGAGAACCTACGGGCCTACGCAAAGGAGCACAGCTACCAGATCATCGGTGAGTATATCGACGAGGGGATCTCTGCCAGGAAGCCCTACAAGAAGCGGCCGGCGCTGCTGCAGCTCCTGGAAGCTGTGCAGGCCGGTCGGGTGGATCTGATCCTGTTCGTCAAGTTGGATCGCTGGTTCCGGAATGTGGCTGCCTATCACCAGGTACAGCCGATCCTGGAGGCCCATGACGTTGCCTGGCAGGCGACCCTGGAAGACTATGAGACGCTGACTGCCTCCGGGCGCTTCAAGGTAAACATCATGCTTTCCGTGGCGGAAGATGAAGCCGACCGCACATCAGAGCGGATTCGATTTGTCCAGGATGCAAAGCGGGCCAAAGGCGAGCATCTGAACGACAGCGTCTGCATCGGATTCAAGCTGGTAGATAAGAAGGTTGTGCCGGATCCGGAGCAGGCTCAGATCGTCCTGGATATGTTCCAGACGTATATTGATACCAGGTCAACCGTCGCAGCACGCGATCTTCTGTACAGCAAATACGGGATCACCCGGAACTACGGGACGATCCGATGGCTTCTTCACAACAAAGCATACATAGAGATCGTAGGCCATGAGATGTTTCAGAAGACGCAAGAGCTGCTTGCTACGCGGTCCCAGCGTAACTCGCGTACCGGCAGCACGTTCCTTTTTACGTCGATCATTTACTGCAAGGAATGCGGCGGGCGCGTAAAGGCCAGCCGGGTCAAAGGGATTGCTTACTATTCCTGCTATAACCACGATGCTTTCGGATCACATCGCTGCGCTAATACTAAGCATGTCCCGGAGCACAGGATCGAATCGTTTCTCCTGGAAAACATAGAGCAGGGTGTCAAGGATTATAACGCATCCATCAAGCAGGCACTCAAACCGGCAAAGGACGAAGCCAGGATCCGCCGGAAAATGGAAAAGCTTAAGGATCTGTACCTGGACGATCTTATCAGCAAGCAGGTGTACGAAAGAGATTACCGGGCCCTGGAGTCTGAGCTTAACGCCTATGTGCCCACGGTTGTCCCGGTTGATCTTGATGTTGTAAAGTCCGCTGCCGGCACATACAAGGCCCTCCCGATGCCGGAAAGGAAAGCTTTCTGGTCGCGTACAATAAAGCGGATCGAGATCGACGCAGCAGGCAACATTTTTTTCACGTTTTAGTTTATCTTATTTTCAGTCGCCCCATGGCAGCTAACATTAAGAATAACTAAGAAACAGAAAAGGCAGCAGGTTTTGTCCTGCTGCCTCCTGTTTTATCTGTCTTGCTCCATCTGAGTGATCATCCGCTGAATGCTCTTTCTGGTGTTTTCGTCCTGGGCCTCGCGCATGATATCACGCAGGTTCTCGATACATTCCTCGTTCCCGTCGTCGCGAGAGTAACCGCGCCTGGACATTCCCCCGCGATATGAAGCACCGTCCCGGTAGGATCCGCCGTCACGCGAGGATCCGCCACCACGGTAAGAACGTCCGTCGCGCCCTCTCTCAACCGGATAACCGCGATAAGAGTTCATGCCGGTCTCGCTGTACCCGCTGTCCATCATGTCTTCACACTTCCAAATCTCGTAAACATCTTTGGCAATGTCTACCAGTTTGTACACAAGCTCAACATCATCCTTACTCTTGAATTTACCGTTTGATTCGATCACGGCAAATTCGCTATCAATGACGTTGAGCAGTCCGTCAAGATGTTTCATCGTCTATCCTCCATTCTCCGCTTAAGCGGCTGCCGGAGGAGGGTAGAGCCCAAGGAAGTACTGCGTCTGAGCAGTCAGCGCGTTCTGGATGTAGTTATTGGATTCCAGGGAATTGATCCTGTTGTTCAGCTCGACAATCTTCTCGTTCTTTGCGTCGATCTTATCCTGGCACATCTTGTCGAGGATAGTCTGGATGCCGCCCTGAATAGCTGCCCTTGTGGCTGCTCCTTCTGCGGTCATAACGTTTTGGGTCTGCACGGTTGCCAGGCGATTATCGCAGCAGCACTGTGAGAGCTGGCCCTGGAGACCGTTGAATCCCTGCAGCGTCGCTGTCTGAGCTGCAAAGTTCTGCTGCATGTCAGCGATCTGGCGGGCATTTGCTGCGATCTCAGACTGTGCAAAGCCGTTGGCAATGCTCGCGTTCACACCGGCAAAGCCTCCGCAAAGCGCTGTCTGCATATCGCCAAAGCCGGAAGTGATCGAATTCTGGATGCCGGAGATCTGAGATCCGAGCATCTGATCCCGGAAGCCGTCGTTGATATTCTGGCTGTTGTTCAGCCACGGATAGACGTCACCGCCAAAACCGCCGCCGAAGCCATTGCCCCAACCGCCGCCGGCAAAGAGCAGGAGAAGGATGATCCAGCCCCAATCGTTGCCGAAGCCTCCGCCAAAACCGCCGCCGTAACCGCCTGCCGGTGCTACGGGCATAGTGAAGGGCACACCGTTTGTAGAATCGTCCATATTGATTTTTCCTTTCATAAAAATTTATTTACACTTCCCTGGCCAGAAAGATGTGTACTACTTAAATCTTTGCGCCATCTGATAGGCGGCATTAACCTGCTGCTGCGATATCTGTCCGGTCTGAAGCAGGTGGTTCAGGATCGCCTGCGGATCCGCTGAGATGTTCTGAGGAATGTTCATCTTCCTCTGCATAAGAAACTGCATCGGGTTCTGCTTAAACTGCGACAGCATTCCCATGAGCTGATTCGGAATCATTTCTTATCTCCTTTCAAATTGCCGATCATTTCCTCGACGTCTTTCCTCAGCAGTGCGAGTTCTTCTTTCGTGACGTAGTCGACTGGTTTTATATCCTGTCCGGAAGATGCGCCAGGGGCGCTCTGAGCGCGTTCTACGAGGTCGAATATACGTAGGCTCGGTTTCCCGGTTGCGTCCGCCTGCTTGAGATACACAGTTTTCCCGCTTTGTTCCCAAAGGGCTACGGCATTGTTTGGCGCAACAGGGTACATCTGTGCCTCCTGGATCCCCTGGATCCAGATGATCCCGGATTGCTGCTGTGCCGGCTGCTGCGGGTAATAGTTTCCGTAGTTCGGGTAAGTCTGCGGTAGATATGGATTGTATGCTCCCATTACTTTTGTCCTTTCTTCCATACATAAATCGGTACATTCAGGCTGCTGTTCCAGGAATCGAACAGGATCCCGTCAATTACGGTGGCGACATGCCCGTCTGATTTCACGACGTAGATCCCTTCCGGATGGTCATTGCAGAAATCCTCGACGGTATAGCAGTCAGGGCAGGAATCTGGGATCATCTCCCGCCGGAAGCCGCGCTGTCGGAGGATGCTGCCCCACACCAGGTCGTTGTTCATTACTTCACCCATCAGGAAGCCGTTGGCTGCCAGCATTGCGTAGGCTTTCTCCCAGGTCACGCCCAGGGCTTTCGCAATAGCACGGACGGCGCAGTCGCCGGCTCCGCCCTCTGGCCTGACAGGATTCGGATTGTAGAACCGGTACATTACTTCTCGCTTTCCGGAGCCTCTTCGCCGCATGGGAAGAGGTCATCGTCCAGCATCAAAATGTCGTCATATTCCATGCGGGTTCACTCCTTTCTATGCTGAAATTGTATAAAAAAATCCCGGCATTCACGATCAAGTGAATGTCGGGTAATAGTCTTATAAATGGCTGAAAATCGTTTCCTTGTAGGTTTTACAAATGTATTTTACGTGTTGGGTTGAATAGTTTACCTGCTCTGCTATACGTTCGTAAGTCTCGCTTTCGCAGTATCGCAGCTTCAAGATCTTCCGGTAGCGCGGGTTCCGGACGTATTCTTCAATAGCATGGCACATGTCGCTGTTTCTGTAATCTGGCATGATAATACCTCCAAAAAGACATAATGCCGCCACTGCTTGAGTGGCGGCTCATTTTGGCGGCTCTTAAATTTTGTTTAATTAACGCCATTGAGAAGTTCCGGCGTGACGGGAACGTCCACTGGACTAACTATTACCGTGCGTTTCGTATGAAGATATGGCGGCAGGGAAATGTTATATAGCTTCTATTGAAATTGACAGGCTATTCTTTCTTCTCTGCGTCTACCAGGCCCTCTGATACAATGTACGCAATCACTGCTGCAGCGGACATTATCAGCCCGGAAACGGTTTCGACGGTCTCGCCGTCTACTTTGAATGCAGCCAGCAGCCCGGTGACGAATGCAGCCACTGCCAGCCAGAATTTCCGGCTTGTCAGCTTCCGGATCAGATCTTCCTTATTCATTGAGACGTCTCCTTTAATCTTGCCCGTGGGCTTTTTTGTTTAAGAATTTTTCGGTGTTGTTTATGGCTTCCGTGACGGCTCCGTTGCATCCCTGCTCTTTGAGTCCTTTCAGGCATGCCAGGACGCCATACGTCAGGATCGTCAGCTCTTCTTTGATTCCTTTGATATCCTCATCTTGTTTCTTTTGCTGCATGATAAATTTGTAGATCCTATTGTAATATCCAAATATTGCCACAAGGGCAGCAATAACCGCGCCGGCAGTGATAAGCCCCTGCGGCGTAACCACAATTCCGTTACTCATCAAGATCACCCACCAATCTCAACAGATCCCGCAGCGTCTTCTCGATCAGCATTGCCTTTGAGAATTCCTTGAGCTGCTCTTCTGTTATCTCAATCTTCCCGCTTGCGTCCGGGATCCCGCCCGGATCCTCAGCTTCTGCCTGGGAAAAGTCCTGGTAAAATGCTCTTGCAAAGTCAGATCGTGTCTTCAGGGCTGCCTCGCTCTGATCCGCCGGCCGCTCAAATTGCTTGCAGAAGATATCTGAGCATTCTTTGATGGACGCGGAAGTCTTCAGTGTCTGCAAAACCTTGCTGAATTCCGGCTGCTTCAGCTCGCTTGCCAGCCAGGCAATCTGCAGGGCCTCGTCTCCGATGGAGCATTGCCACTCATTAAATGCCTGGTAGTACAGCCCGGCCTTGCGGGTCGGATATGTCCACTGGCAGAGACCGTAGCCGCCTCCTCCGGGCCCGTCATACACGAACTCATGCTGGTTAATATTGCCGGCGTCCACCTGGGCTGTGTATTCCTGTGAACGTATGTAATCCTTAGAGAAGTCACCCTGCACCCGAAAACTGACGCAATTGCTCTCGGCTTCCATGTTTCCCATGATGGCCGCTGCGGCGATATCACTGAAGCCTCTGCACTTCAGCTCATTCCAAATTGTTTGCTTGCTCATAGTCGGTCTCCTTTTAAATGGCGGGTGTAATACTTCCGGCTTACGGAATCGTGCTCCGCGCTATCCGTACTGCCGGTAAGTCAACTGAGCCGCCGCAGTTTGTGCGTTATTATTTCCATTTTAGTTGACTCAGCAACTTCCTCAGTCAACTAAAATTTCCTTTAAGTTACTTCAACGGATTTAATTTTGTAATCATAACGTATGCGGTAATTAGGAAAGAAGAGATTTGAGAATCTCTGCGATAGTGGTTGCCGTGCAGTTCGTGTTCGGGGTAAGTGTTGCCCCTGATGCCACGGGAGTGGTAATGCGGTAAAGCGTATTGTCTACGATGCGGAAGTCATTTGCTTCAAGTGCGGTATCTGCTACCATGCTGTCAAGAACAGGAGCAATAATAGTTATTGCGTTCATTAAACTGTCTACTGTGTCGGCAATTCCAGATATAACCCCTTCGTTTACTACGGTTTCTCCCGCAACTAACGAACCGTTTTTATAGATTGGAATTCGGAATATACCGCTTGTCTGATCGGACAGATTCAGTACGCTCGCAAAGTTAATTGTCTGCGCACCATAAAATGCAAAGTCACTAACGATACCAACGGTTTGCATGAGCGTGGTGAAACTTTCAGCATAACGCATATTATTAAATGACCAACGAGTGCAATTATTTGCCATATAGATGCCGGTAGTAACACCCTCGATAGCAGTATTATAAATTTTTATATTATTAATTTTCTGATATCCTTTTGCATCAGCATAAATGCCATAATCTCCACTGCTAAACCTGCCATTATAAATGCGTATCTCATTTATCCATCCAACAGTATCTGTATCTTGGATTCCTGTTGACACATCAAGATTCAACCAGATACACTTACCACTTGCACTAATGGTATTAAACCACAGGTTAATATACTGAACACGGTGCTTTGTAGACCCCTCTTGTTCTGTTGCATAAAACTCAATTCCATTTCCGTTGGTTGCTTTAATCATGTCCAGATGGATATTACATTTTAAAACGTCTTTAATTTTTATTGCAGAGGATGTGCCACTATATTTTATCAATCCTGTTTGAACAAGCGTTAGACTTCGTGAAATAACAAGCGGTTGCGTAGTCTTATATGACCCTGTCATTAGGATAAGTGATGCGTTACTGTCTAATGCGCTTTGAATTGCAACTGTATCGTCGGTTGTTCCGTCTGCTGCTGCTCCATACATTTCTGGTGTTGCATAACGCGTATGTTTCTCTAAATTTATTAGTCTACTGTCTATTTCTGTAGTTCCTCTTGGCTGTAATGGCGATACATAATCCGTTTTTATCGAGCCTAGTTCAATCTGAATATCCGCATTACTGCCTAAAGTAAAACCACCAGATTTATAGAAATAAAAGTGCAAATAGTGTGCTGTCGCAATTGATGTGAATGTTATCGCACCATCAGATACGGTTAATGTACTTGTTTTCTCAATAAACGATTTATTCTCATCATAATAGGTTATATAAGCAGTTGGATCACCAACTACAGTTGCATCATAATATGATGCCGTATATTCTGTACTTGCAGAGCATGGAATCAAATCAATCAATCCGAAAGAACTGGGATTAGATTGCAAGACTCCACTTGGACTTGTGTTTATTTTTCCTGCTCCAACACTATTCAGATTCTTTGATTGTTCGCTTAACTCACCAACTAATGCACTAACTTCTTTGCCCATTTTCACGGCTTTAAAGTGTGATGCATTCCATGCTCCGGTATGCGCCACTGTGCAGCGGTATAAATCTCCGGCGTAGATACGGTACTCTCCTACAGCACAAGCCACATTGGCGTCAAACAGATCCGCTTCGTCGGCGAACGTGTACACATTATCCAGGCCGGGGAATTTCAGTGTTTTTTCTCTTATTCTTGCCATGTTTAACTACCCTCCGTAAATAAGATCTCGACGTTTCCGTCGCTGTTCGGATCTGCTGCTGACATCACTCCGGTTGTCGCAGCGCCCCAGGCATATCCGCCGCTGCCATCGGCGACCGGGATCGCTCCGGCTGCCGCGCTGCTGCCAGGGCTTACAGCCTTGCCAATCTTCGCTATAA